GACCACTTCAACCCAGACCTTCACGCCTTCCACTCTCACCGTATAGGTCTCTTTCATCTTGCTGCGCCCATAGTCACCATATCTTTGCTGGTGGGCTGCGAGTGCGATTTCACATGCCTGGCGAGCTAAAGGGGTTTGCTTACTGCCTCGATTAATCAGTCGCATTTCTTCTCCTTGAGGGAGGGTTTCCCCTCCCGATCTCGTTAGTCCACGTATTCCGGTTTCATATCCGCCAGGGTGATGCTGAACTGACCATGCAGTTCGTCGCCCAGATGGCGTTTCGACGATGCAAGAACGCGTTCGGCCTCCGCGAACCGTTCGGGGGCTGTCGGCTCGTCAGGCTGGGGCAGGGAGTTAATAGCGGCCTCAACCTTATTGCGTGCGTCCACCAGGTAATAACGCTTCACGGCCTTGTTTTTCAGCTCAGTGAATAGAGCAGAACCCAGCGTTGCTTTCACGGTTTCAATATCTGCGCGCAGAGCTTTAGCGCTATCCACATCCTGAGCCGCTTCGATGCGGTCGCGGAAATCATCAGCAAGTGCATCGATGTTTTGAGCTGATTCCTGAGCCGTTTGAGTCGTAGTGACGTTGTCACCTGAAATGTCTGCAAGACTAACGTGCTGCGCCGGTGCCGGGTTTACCTCTCGTTCTTCACGGCGATCATCCAGTTCATCCGGGGTGTAAACGCCCAGAATCACATCCGGGCAGAACAGTCTCGCCCAGCGTTTAACGGCCAGGTACGCCAGTTGCTGGCGAGGGTCGTCAGCCCAGAGGGTAGAGTTTCGGGTACGGGCCTGAGCCAGCAGCAAATCGAGTTCTCTCGGCTGATCTTCGCCTTTAAGCGTTGCGCGGATAATGATGCCGATCCCGGCTTCGTCAGCCAGGGTCCAGCCCGGGACGCGGTACTCGCCTTTGTCGCCTTTACGGATGTGGAATTTTCCAACGACCTTTTCCCATGGCCCGTACCATTCATATTCAAAGCGGCTGGCCAGCACGCCGCTGCGTGAAATGACGGCATTAACCAGCTGCGCTTCATACCCGAGCACACCGTTAATCAGGTGCGTCTTCTGCGCCACGGCAAAGGGATTCATCTGCCACTGTGCCGCTTGCATCGCTACAGCCATGCAGTCGGCCTGATTGCCCTGCAGGTGCTTAGGAACTGTAGCGGTGCCCTGCGCCATAATTTGCGCGAACGTGCTGATGGCGTTCAGATACTGGGAATCAAACAAAGCCACGTTGGAGTTAATAACGGTGTTCTGGTCAGCAACGGTAACGTTAGTGTTATGCATAAATCCCCCTTAAGCCTGAGCGCGCAGCGCTTCGAGGCGGCGCAGGTCGAAATCGTTCAGTTCATCTGTGTAATCGGTTGTGATCGGCGCTGGCCATTCGCCCGTATCGAAGCCTGTGGCAATAGCGCGCATCGTTTTGCGGTACTCGAGCATGCCCAGTTCCAGCAGTTCGGTTGACGCCTCGATGATGGCGATCCAGTGGTAGTTCTCGTCTTTGTTGACGAAAATCCAGAAGAACTGGTCCAGCGCCGCGGTTTCGCAATACATTGCCGCGCTGAGGTGGTAGTCCCGGTCAATGATTTCCCGGTGCAGCCTGGCCCGCAGGCTTTCCTGCTTCACATTCCACATGCTGATGGTTTTCAGGTCAGCACCGATGCGCACGCCGTCCAGTTCAATTTCAAGGTCCGGACGTACACGCACTTCTAAACCTGTTTCGTCGTCAAAACCGAAGTAGCTCACTTCAACGGCGCGGCTTGGATGTGTCAGCAGCATGCCAGCGGTCGGGTGCGCCAGGAGTGCAGACTGAATTGCTCGCGCTGTGGCCAACTGCTGGCGGGTAACCAAAATCTTTTCGTCAGGGTTGTCGCGCCAGGCATCCAGCAGTTCGTCGGCGAACATGGCATCGGGCTTAACTGATTTAACTGCCTGGATCATGTCTGCTTTAGTACCAGACACTTTCAGCGGTGTAGGTTTCTGCGCTTCCTGCGCCACCAGGTCTGGATTGATGATCGCTAATTGCTCGAGTAGCGCATCACGGCTGCCGCTGGTTTTAACCGGCACGGGCAGGGTGGCGTTGTACTCTTTAATGCATGCCTTCATTGCTGTTGCTGTCTGCTTCTGGCCTTCTTCAATACGCTGATATTCAGCAGGGAGAGCCATATAGCTTTGAGCCGTTTCTTCCAGGCTGGCGCCAAGCGGCACTTGAGCGGGAAGGGATGCATTATGTTCTTCAAGCAACGCTTTGATCTCGTCAGCGCTTAGTAGTGCCGGCAGGCTGGCGTTGTACGCGTCGATAAACTCACGCAAAGTTGCGGTGGTGGTGAAAGCACCCTCCGGGATCTCAGGTTCTACGCTGAACTCTGCTTCGAGGTTTTCCGGCTGCAATGCAAGGGCATGCACCAGGTTCCCCATGTCCAGCACTTTGGATGTTGTGCGCGGGATGGTTTTAGCCATATGGCGCGCGTTGAAGTACATCAGGCTGACGCGGGCATCTTTTACCTGGGTTGAGCTAATACCGTTTGCTGCGTGATAAACATCATTCGGCAGACCTTCGTAGCGGCCAGGCTCGAAGTAAGCAGGGTATTCGATTACTGGCTCTGACTGCTCCTCTTCTGGCGCTATGGAATCTGTCTGCGAATTAGCTGCATCAGTGCTTTCGCCCGGTGGTACCGAACCAACATCTTCGTCTTTCTCTGGCTTAGCCGCTTCCATCTGCACATCGCTGGTGGTCTCCGCTGCGTTTTCCGTTTTTTCGACTTCATTTGAGGAGGTATCGACGACCGGTTCGGTATTTCCACCCATAGGGCCATCGATGGAGAACATGCCGCTGCCGAGATTTTCAACCTGCGGTTGTTCAACTGGGGCTTCAGTCTCAACTACAGGAGTAGGCAACTGCAGTAACTCCACAGCAGAGATAAACTCAGCCGTCATGGTTTTATTAACAAACTCAAGATGAGCCGCTGGCGTGTGGTGGATGTTTTCCGGCGCTATGCGGATCAGATTGAAGATTGCTGCACGGTTCACCGCCAGTACGCCGGGCTGATTACGCAGGATGGCGCTCCATGATTTCCATGGTTCTTCTTTCTTCGCCACGATTTCTTTGGCGCGACGTAAAACGCTTGAGGGGATTTCAAAGTGATGGAAATCCATAGGCAGCAGGGCACAGGCGATCTCAAGATCGAGAGTGTCCAGAGTGTGGTGCGCGCCTTCGCCGCGATCCGTCACATAGCCACCGTCTGCATTGGTCCCAGAATCAGTGCGCTGAATATTACTGATGCGATTACCGGTAGCCCATTCGCGAACGAGAATGCCGCGATCGATATAATCAGTCGCCGCCCAGATTCTGGTGAAACGGAGAACCAAAGCGAGTTCGTGACGCTTCTCCTGGCTGAACACCTTGCGAATGGCGTCGGTGTAGCGCCACAGGTCTTTAGTATCGTAACCCTTAACCTCTTCGCAGTTTTCTGCCGCCAGCAGCAGGTTCTGGACATAGCTGTTGTCAGTGTCCATTTCCAGCGCGCAGATACCTTCGTATTCTTCGCGGGTTAAGTGGTGGCGAAGTTCGTCGGCGGTGAACTGGGCGAGTAGCTGCTTCCGGAAGGGCATGCGAACGACTGGATAACGAGTGGTTTCGTCATCATTCTCGTCAATCTGAATACCGTTTTCAGGTTCTGGAACCTGATCGGTTGTAACGTCGGCATCGCTGGTGATTTCTGATTTGAGAAGATTAATCTTTCCGCTTCTCCACTCTGCAACTAACTCATTGCGGTCGCCGGCATCTGCTCTCGCCCAGTCAGCCATGAATGCGGCGATAATTTCAGTTTCGTGCGCTTCATCTGGCGCGAATACCTGCTTAATCGCCTGAACCAGTTTCCACTCAGCGTTCAGGCTGAGTTCGGCAACTTCAGGGATGTCGTTTTTCGCCAGCAGCAGGTTCTGGAGATAAGTGTTGCCTTCATCCATAGACATTTCGCTGGCAGCCAGCTGCTGCTCTTTAGTGATATGTGACTGGTATTTGTCGCTGGTCAGGTGGACGGCAAAACGGACCGCTGGAGTGCGGTTTTCAAGCGGGACACTTTCGATGGTAGTTTCGACATTAACGGCCGTTTCCGGTGCGGGAGTGTTATCACCGGCACCAGTCGACTCAGCACCAGCCTTTGGCAGCCAGGTGCGCCCATCGTCCTGCAGTTCGTAGCGTTTGCACCAGGTGTAATCCACTGTGCTTTCTTCAGGCAGATCGTTGTAAACAGGGAAATCGGTGCGAACTGGTTTGGCGTAATCCTTACCGCGTCCGGTTTCAATACCAGCATCTTCTAACTCAACGTCGAGCTGCAGGTTTGCACGGGCTTCTGATTTAGCAGTGAACCATATCACTGCATCATCTTTGCCTGATTTCTGCGTAGCCTTAACTACATAGAAAAATTCCATGTGAGATCCTCTTTTTTGGATGTAAGATCCCCGGGCCAGAGATAGCGCCCATTGGGTGAACTTTGGTTTTTTAAGTAGTTTTCCGGTGTAACTTTGGTCGGGAGCACCGGACGTACGGGCCGCCTTGCGCGGCTTTTACGTTAGCTTTCGTGGGCCATCTGGTCGTACGAAGCACAACGTTCAGAGCAGTATTCTTTTTCTTTGCGCGCCAGCTGTGAGCCGTTGCGATAGAGAAGGGTACTTTTGACTACTTCCTCCGGTTTAACCGGCTTGCCGCAGTACCCGCATTTTGTTGAGTTACACATCTGGATTCCCCTTTTGCGCCAGCAGGTAGCACAGGCGGCGAATAATTACCTCGAAGAAGTTCAGCTTTACGGCCTGCTGCCGTCCTGGTTTGCGTGCGAAATCAATCATTCTCACCCTCGTTTGCCTTATCGCCGGCCAGCGGAACGTTTACACCTGATGCGCGTTAATCTCTCCACCTCATCCGACTATTCGTATGCCGTCGGCGGCTATCCGAGCAGTGAGCAGTATCCCTGGCCTAAACCCATTTACTATCACATCTGCCTCGAGCTGCGGCGCCGGGGAACTGATGGTCAACTGTGCCACAAAGAACTCGAGCATGAAGCCGGCGACATT